CGACCGGATATACAACGGTTATTAGAGGATTCTAAGAATGGATATATCGAAAAGGTATATATCTATAAACTCGACAGAGTGAGCCGTGATACCATTGATACGCTTGTTATTCTGTATCGAACATTGCCAGAATACAATGTTAAGATTGTATCAGCTACCGAAGAATTAAGTCTGGATACGCCAATGGACAAAATGAAAATCGGCATTGATGCGCTTATGGGACAGTACGAGCGCGAGATTATATCCATGCGAACAAAAGCCGGGATGCTTGAGCGTGTTAAAAGTGGCTTGTGGATGGGCGGAGGGCGTGTCCCGTTCGGCTATTACTATGACAGAAATGACGGGATATTACATCCAAAAGAAGAAGAAGCAGAAAAGGTTCGGACTATGTATCGGCTGTATAACGATGGATATTCATGCCAGAAAATATCGGAAATGCTCGGAATGAAAGGAGAAAGAATTGTTATTCAGATATTAAAAAGAAAGTCGAATATAGGATACATAGAATACAAAGGAAACATTTACAAGGGGAAACATGAAGCAATCATAGACGAAGAAACATTTTACAAAACACAGAAATTTATGGAAAAAAGAGCGAATAATTCTTATATCTGCAACAAATTTCTGCTTTCTGGATTGTGCTTTTGTGGAAAATGTGGCGCACGAATGCGATATAAAAAATGGGCGAATAGACATGTATTAGAGTGTTATTCTAGGGATGGGTACAAAGAATACATGGTAAAAAACCCAAATTGCGACAACAAAAGACCGGACGCAAAGGACGTGGAAAAAGAAGTGTCGGATTGTTTTAAGCGATTTGCTGTGAATATAACAGGAAGACGTGAAAAGCAACTTAGTAAAAAAGAGCTTATTGAAAAAGAAATGAAAAGCACGGTAGACAAGCTTAAAAAGCTCTATGAATTATATGCCACAAGTGAAAGTGAAACGCTATTGGAAGTGATCGGAAAGTCGGAAAAACGTGTAAAAGAACTTAGAAGAGAGCTAGACAGGGAAACGCGGAAAAAATCTTTGAACACTCCGGAGAGAATTGAAAAAATAAAAAAGATTTCGGATGTATGGGATAAATTAGATGTAAAAGAACAAAACAAAATTCTGAAAGAATGCATAGACAAGATTGTGATTACTGACGGAAATATAGACATCTATTTTAATTTGCTCTAATTTCCCTTTCCTATAATCGTCCCGATGATTATAGGAAGTAGAAATAACCAGAATTGACCGAGAATCTATCGAAAAAAACAGCGGAAAATGCGAGATCGCAATGTAAAACTAACTGTAAGGATAATGTTAGCTGCCTAGATAAAGAAAAAGATATAGAAAGAGATAAATATAATACTGTGGGGAGAAAGTTCCACATTATTATTTACTCTACTCTTTTCTACTCTATTCTTATCTATTCTATTCTATTCTGCGGTTCCTATACGCCTCCATTTTTGTTCCGCTCTGGATACATTCTGGAACCATTAAATATATATACACCATTTTCAACTTCCAGCATGGACTTTTCCGTTATGAAAAAAACAATTGTGAGTCCTACTTTTATACATGTTTCACGGTAAAATATATAAAAAGACCGTGGGAGGTGTATTTTTTGTACCGCGAAATGAAGAACTACGAAAACCAACAGAAGTATATTTTTGATGGCGTTGGTCAGTATGACATACCAAAGATAGAACCTACATCATACGAAAAGTGTAAATTTATAGGTTTTAACTATGCAAATACTTGCAAGAAGCCGGAGGGCAAAGGGATACACTTCTTTCTGGATGATTACCAATTTCTAAGACTGTGGACGCATCCAGATAAATACATTCCAGTGTTGAGCAAATTTGATTGTGTCATGTCGCCAGATTTTAGCACTTACACGGATTTCCCGAAAGCTTTGCAGATTTACAACCATTTTCGCAAGCATTGGTTAGGTGCTTATATGCAGATGTACGGTATAGATGTGATACCTACAATCAGTTGGAGCGACAGAGAATCGTTTGATTGGTGTTTTGACGGTGAGCCGGTAGGAAGTGTAGTAGCGGTATCCAGTGTTGGAGTAATGAACAGCAAGGAGCGGAAAGCACTGTTCATGGACGGATATAATGAGATGATGAAAAGATTGGAACCTGAGACAGTGCTGTTTTACGGACAGGTTCCTGAAGAATGTGCAGGGAACATTGTAAAGATTAAGTCGTTCGGAGAAGAACTGACAGAAAGGAAAAAGAGGTAAATAAAATTGGGCGGTAGAGGTGGAACAAGCTCGATACAAATAGGCGGTTCTGATGTATCCAAGATGGCTGCTAAATTTATGTATAATGCCGCGAAGAAAAGTGATGCGCTACGAGGTGACGGAACAGTAAAAAAAGATGCTAAATTAGAAAAAGCCGCACAGAACGGCAATCTTGATTTTATAAAGTCCATAAAAGACAAAAAAGAAGCTTTGCGAGTTAGGAATTATTACATAGATAGAGTGGGTGAGTTACAGAGAAAAATAGCAAAGCTCGGAAGCGCAGAAGCTTTATATAATAATCAGAGACTTGCAAAAGAATACAGGAACATAAGAGATGCGCATGTTGCTATCCAAGACAAGATGCATGATTTTTCCGAAAGACCGGAAAAGGGCGATACAAGCGCATTGCATGATCTAAACAGAGTAACAGAAACATATAAAAGATCGTATAATCGAAGGTTGAAAAACTATCTCGCATGGCGAGGTGTGAAGTTGTAAGAAGAGGGTGATAGATAATGTATGGCTAAATTAAACGGCATAGCAAGAAAGCTACAGAAAGCAATATTACAAAAAGGTCTGGTTATCCGCATGGGAACAAGCCAGTTCTATTCCGTAGAACAGAAAAGACTCATTACCGTATACATATTGTCCACAAGGATAATGGAGAGGAAGAAGAATGGGGAATGGAAAGACATGGATCTGGAAATCTTACGGACAGCATCGTTATTAGAGATTGTAAATTGTTTGAACGATATATGGAAAGAAATGAAAGGAAGAAAAATATGAAGAAATTATTTATTAGTCAGCCGATGAGAGACAAAACAGAAGAGGAAATTCTTGCGGTTAGAGAAAAAGCAATCAAAAGTGCAGAAAAACATCTCGGAGAACCAGTAGAAGTTATTGATTCATTCTTTCGATCTGCACCAGTAGGAGCAAAACCTCTATGGTTTATTGGAAAATCTATTGAACTGTTAGCTGATGCAGATGTGGCGTATTTCGCAAAAGATTGGGAGAAATACAGAGGGTGTAAGATTGAGAATGTTTGCGCTGTTGAATATGGGATTCCAGTAATTGAAGATTATACGGCGTAAGAGAGGAGAAAAGCCATGAAAGCAGAAAAGAGAAAATTATTTACGAGGAATAAAATAGGACGGTGGATAAGTGGAAAATGATAAGCTTACACCGAAGCAGAAAACGTTCTGTGATAAGTATTTGGTATGCGGAAATGCAACACAAGCGGCAAAAGAAGCAGGATACAGTGAAAGAACGGCATATAGGACAGGAGCTGATAACCTCAAGAAACCTCAAATTTTGGAGTATATACAAAAACGGCAGAAACAAATCGAGGATGCAAGAATCGCAGACGTAGCCGAAGTTATGCGTTTCCTGACATCTGTAATGCGTGGAGAGGTAAAAGACCAGTTCGATCTTGATGCACCACTATCTGAACGTACCAATGCAGCGAAAGAGATCCTGAAGCGCAACATGGAAAACCGCCGGATGGATATTGAGATTACAAAGCTAGAAGCAGCATACAAGGATAACACGGCGGAAGAGGTGCATGATAACTTCATGGATGCCCTGAACGCTACAGCTTGCGAGGTGTGGACGGATGACGAATAGCATAGATCAGCGTATAGAGAATGTACGCAAGGGCATTATGAAACGTGCGTCTGCCATGAAAGAAAAGGTTAAGAAGCAAGGGTTCGCTTTCAAACCGTTCTCTGTTAAGCAGAAGCAAGTCCTGACCTGGTGGTGTCCGAATAGTCCAGTTAAGGACAAGGACGGCATTATAGCAGATGGATCAATCCGAAGTGGCAAAACGTTGTGCATGTCTCTTTCTTACGTGCTGTGGGCGATGAATACATTCAATCGTCAAAATTTTGGTATGGCCGGGAAAACAATCGGAGCATTCAGAAGAAATGTATTATTCTGGCTAAAGTTAATGCTTTTAAGCCGTGGATATTCAATAGCGGATCATAGATCAGACAATCTGCTCATTGTCAGCAAAGGGGCAATTGTAAATTATTTTTACATATTCGGAGGAAAAGACGAACGATCACAGGATCTCATACAGGGAATCACGCTCGCCGGAATGTTTTTTGACGAAGTGGCACTGATGCCGGAATCATTTGTGAATCAGGCGACTGGACGTTGTTCTGTGACAGGATCCAAATTCTGGTTCAACTGCAACCCGGACAGTCCGAGACATTGGTTCAAAATCAATTGGATTGACAAGTGCAAAGAAAAAAATATCATATATCTGCATTTTATTATGGATGATAACTTGTCTTTAGCGGAAGAGAACAAGAAAAGATATTACACCATGTATGATGGCGTTTTCTTTAAAAGATACGTACTAGGATTGTGGTGCGTTGCTGAAGGACTTGTGTATTCTATGTTTTCCGAAGAGAGACATGTGAAAAAAGAGCACATGACCGGCGCGCTGACCTATGTCGTATCTGTTGACTACGGAACAGTGAATCCTTTTTCTGCCGGACTGTGGGCGTTCGATGGATGGCATTCACAGAGAGAAGCGGAGATCTATTATGATAGCCGAAAGAAAAAAAAGCGTGTGGATGATGAAGAATATTACAAGATGCTGAAAAAGTTAATCGGGAACAGACGTGTCGAATGTATTATTGTCGATCCGTCTGCCGCTTCATTTATCGAGGTCATAAAGAAATATAATGAATACAGTGTAATGGGCGCGAATAATGATGTCCTAGACGGTATCAGGGTGGTAACTACGATGCTGAACAAGGACATGATAAGCGTACACGAGGACTGCGAGGACAACATAAAAGAGTATGGTCTGTACGTGTGGGATGAAGAAAAGGGCGATGATGTCGTTATCAAAGAAAATGACCACAGTATGGATGATACAAGATATTACTGCTACACATTTTTAAGACGTAGATTAAGGTGGAGATATTAAGCATGGGATTTATAGCATGGGCGAGGACGGTGATTGACAGATTGCTTAGAAAAGATGCAAAAGACATTTTTAAAACGGACGTGTCGCTGTCGTCCGCAATGGAAAAAGCAATAGCGACGTTTTACAACATTACAAGCGGAAATCCTCCGTGGAAAGACCAGGAAGACGAAGTGGACACGATCAACTTTGCCGGATACATAGATGATGTGACCGCCGGACTTGTGACGCTTGATTTGGATATTCAGATTGACGGACAGGGTAGAGCGGAATTACTAAAAAAACAAGCTGACTACGTACTGAAAGTAATCAGTGACAAGGTATCCGACGGATTAGGAAATGCCGGTATCATGTTCAAGCCAAACGGTGAGAATATTGATTATGTAGAAGCTGGCAACTTTGCGCCGACAGCAACAGACAGCAACGGCGACATAAAAGGTTGTGTGTTCCGTACAATCTTAGACCGAAACGGATATAGATACACGCGCTATGAGTGGCAGAGGTACGAGGGCGAATTGTACCGGATCACGAACGTAGCATACAAAAAAAGAATTGGAAGCACTGGCGTAGCAACTGGAATCGGCAGACCATGCGGCCTTACAGAAGTGGCGGAATGGGAAGAGATTGAGCCGGATGTATATATTGCCAATGTAGAAAAACCGCTGTTTGCGCTCTTTAAGAATCCGTCACCGAACAGGATCGACCGTGATAGTGCATTAGGCGTTCCAATCTGGTGCAACTGCATCAAGGAGCTGAAAGATCTGGATATTGCATGGAGTAGAAAAGGGACAGAGACAGAGGACAGCAAGCACGTTACTTATCTACCTTACAGTGCTATACGGTATGCAAAAGACAACAAGGTTAAGCTCCCGCGAACACTAAAAGGCGTGGAGATGGGCGTAGGTGTGAACGATGAAAACATGATTCATGAACACGTTGCCACCTTATTAACAGAACAGAGAATCAAAGATATCAATTCGATTCTTGCCATGATTTCAACAAAATGTGGATTCTCTCAGGGATTTTTCCAGTTGGATGAAAAAACCGGCATGATGACCGCCACACAGGTAGAAGCGGACGATCAGGAAACAATCCGAACAATTAAGAACATCCGCGACACTCTGGAAGAATGTATCAAGCAGCTGTTATATGGCTGCAATGTCATGGCAGATCTGTACAGTGATACGCCGCCGGAGCTGTGGGAAAATCTGGAAGAATCAATGGTGTTTAACTTTGGCGACATTACATATAACTACCAAGAGGATGCGGCTAACTGGTGGAAATACAGAATCCAAGGAGATGTTCCGGCATGGATGTATTATGCTAAATTTGAGGGCATGAGCGAGGATAAAGCGAGACAGATGATCGAAGAAGCGAAAAAAGAGAACGAGCCGGAAGAACCGGATCTGTTCAAAAACGAATAGGGGTGATCTTATGGCAGTATCGACAATGAACATTTTCGTTGTTTGCGCAACGATTATTATCCTGTGCCTTATGAGCCGGAGGAAGTAATATGCTAACACCTGAGTATTTGCAAGATGCTACGGACGGAGCGGAGAAAATCGCGTCACAGATGCACCGGAACATTATGGATAAGATTATAGCCAGAATGATGTCACGTATTGGAAGAGGAGAAGATTATCTTCTCACCGCTACGGATAAGTGGCAGATTATGGTTTTACAAGATGCCGGAGAGTTGTTAGGGGACATTCAGAAAGAGATTGCAGACAAGACAAAAAAGCAGTTGCCGGAAATAAAAGCAGCTTTCCAAGATGCCGGCATCGAAGCTCTAAAGTGGGATCATGCGGTATATGAAGCAGTCGGACTTAATCCACCGCCACTTATGCAGTCACCAGCACTGATCCGAATTCTTGAAAGAGATTATGCAGCAACGGAAAAAATGTGGCGTAACTTTACAAGAACGACAGCCGAAGAATCACAGCGCATTTTTATTAACGAAATGGATAACGCATATAGAAATGTTGTATCCGGTGCAGTATCGTATACCGAAGCGGTAAGAGATGTGCTTAACAAGATTACAGAGAATGGCGTTAAGGTAACGTATCCGACACAAAGAAAACTGAGCATAGAAGCAGCCACAATGATGATCGTCCGCACAGGAATTGGACAGGCGGCGGCAGACATTTCTATCAAGAGAATGGAAGAAATGGAATGGGATACAATCCTTGTATCTGCTCATTTGGGAGCCAGAACCGGAGATGGCGGAATGAATCCAACCAACCATTTGTGGTGGCAAGGCCGTTTCTATTCCAGAACAGGGAAAGACAAAAGATACCCGGACTTCCGGGAAACGACAGGATACGGAACGGGCGATGGATTGTGTGGATGGAATTGCCGACACTCTTTCGGATCTGGTGACGGAATCAACAATCCATTCGATATAGACAGCATAAAGAAAGCCGACAACTACAAAGCGGAATCCTTGCAGAAAAGACAGAGGATACTGGAACGCCGGATCAGGAATAGCAAGGGAGATCTGCAAAACATACAGACAGCTATAGACAGTTGCCGAGACGAAAAGCTCAAATTTGAGTTGCAGAACAAATACGACAGAAAAGCGGATACACTGGCAAGGCAGAAGAAAGAATACAGTAAATTTTGCAAAGCGAATGATCTGAAAGAGTATGCAGAACGCTTAAAGGTGGCAAATTGGCATAGATCGGAGTCAGTAAAGGCAATGCAAGGAGCAAAGCGGTATCAGGTAGCTAAAGGAGAATAAATGGAACAGTTAACACAATTTTTGGTGATCTGCAATGCGATCACGGTTATTGGTGGAGCTGTGGCAGTGATTTCCACGTGGAAAAAGCACATGGACAGTCCAAGAAAACAGCAAGATAAGAAGATAGAAAATATCGAGGGCAGGATTGGGAATATCGAGGAAAGCATATCGGACATAAACAAAAAGCTCGATAGTGACTATAAATCTATCAGGAACACTAAGGAAGATATGAATTTGCTTATGCGAAGTATGTTCAATCTTATCGAAAACAAGATAACCGGGAATAACATTGAGGGTTTAAAAAAAACACGGGAAGAATTGGTAAATGCAATGACAGACAAGAAAGCGTGATTTATGGTATCATGAAAATATGTTCTTTTACACGTAAAGAAATCGAATACCTAAGAAAAGAATGTAATTTCACGCCCACAGAAATGGAACTCTTTGATCTGCGGAGCATGGACGTACCTCTGGAATTGTGCGCAGAAAAGATGAACGTGAGCTTATCCACTGTAAAGAGAATAAGCAGACGAATAAATACAAAGATCATAAAAGTGTGCTGATACTTTTGTGATTCTTTCTAAGGACTTTAACGAACTGTTAGAGTTCTTTTTTTATGCGTAAAATTAAGGTATAGAAAACAAGGAGGTGTTTTTTGATGAACGGATACAGTCCATATTATATGCCACAAATGCAAAGTCCATATATGCAAGACCAACAGGTATTGCAACAGAGAATAGACCAGCTGTCACAGATACAGAACCAGTACAAGCAGCCGATGCAGACACAACAGCCAAACGTAAATTGGATACAGGTGAACGGTGTGGACGGTGCTAGAAACCAGATTGTACAGCCGGGTGGAACATCGTGGATGATGGATAACAATGCACCTAGATTCTATGTTAAGTCTGTCGACAACATGGGCGGAGTGAACTTTAAGGCGTTTGAATTTAAGGAAATCCAGCCGAATGAAGCACCACAGCCGGTAACTACCGACATGGATAACCGGTATGTGACACGAGAAGAGTTTGAGCGTTTTCTGTCGAACATAAAAGCACAGACGGAAGAGAAAGGGGAAATGAAGCATGAGTAATCCGTTAATGGGAATGATCGGAGGAACAAGTGGGAATAACCCGTTCGGAATGATGCAAAAAATGATGGGATTCATGAGGGGCGCACAGAATCCTGGGGAAATGTTGCAGAACATGGCGCAGAATAACCCGAACATCAAAAAGGCTATTGATATGTGCCAAGGAAGAAACCCGAAAGATGTATTTATGGAGATGTGCCAGAAGAACGGAATGAACCCGAATGATATTGTAAACAAATTAAAATGATATCCTGGCGGAGTGCACACGCCTTGATAAATAAATGTAAAGGAGAACCAACATGAACGATGGTATGAGTACGTTAAGTGCTGCCGATGTAGCAGCAGTAACAAGGAACAACGACAATGGAATGTGGGGCGATGGAGGATGGTTCTGGATCATCATTCTTGCTTTCCTGTTTTGCGGTAACGGATGGGGAAACAACAACGGAGCACAGAACGCTTTTGTCTCTGACGAATTCGTGAAAAGAGATATCTTTAACACAAACCAGAACGTGTCTAACACAGCTTGCGAGACACAGAGAGACGTGTTAGAGAACCGCTATACCACACAGCTCGGATTGCAGAACTTACAGGCTCAGCAGGCGCAGTGTTGCTGTAACACACAGAAAGAGATCTTACAGAGTAGATATGATGCGTCATTACAGGCGCAGAGTATGCAGGCACAGCTGGCACAATGCTGCTGTGATATAAAAGAAAGCATCTTAGCAGATGGACAGGCTACACGCCAGTTAATCCAGGATAACACGATTCAGAACTTGAGAGACAAACTCGCTGATCGTGACAGAGATTTGCAGACAGCATATTGGCAGATCTCACAGGTATCACAGACCAATAACATTATTGATGCAGTGAGACCGACACCAAAACCGGCTTATATTTCTTGCAGTCCGTACTTTGCGTATAACGCATTTGGTAATGGTTGCTGTGCAAGTGGGAATGTGATGTAAGTGAACGATATATCACTGCTTGACTTTCTGACAGTGTACGGAGTTGCTTTGCAGATAGCGAATTTTAACAGCGATCTATCACAGGCGAGTAATTCTGACATTGAAAAACACTTACATGAGCAAGACAGTAAGTATTTTTTAAAAATAATTGAAAACCAAAACAAAATCATAAGCATGTTGGAAGAATCCATGTCTACAAAAAAGTAGTCTTGCAAATCAAAGGGGTAGGCAGTAGTCTATCCCTTTTTTGAAAGGAGAATATATATGTTAAATGTAATTGCAAAAGCCGCACAGACAGTCGCGGTAAATCAGAATGTTATATTTACGAACACAAGAGTAAAAAGCCGCCGCTGCGCTTGCACTAGTGGATGGCTCAATCATGATGACGGTAGTGGACTTTTTGAAGTAACCAACCGCGGAAATCTTCCAATGGCGGTAGAAGTAGAATTTAACGCCAATGTTTCAGCGGCAGCCGCCGGAGCGACAGCACTTACGATAGAGTTGAACGGCGAAGCAATCGGAGGAACCGAAATGGATTATACAGTTGCAACCGCAGAAGTATACCAGAACGTGAAAGCATCAACACTGATTGCGGTACCGTCTGGAAGTAGCTTTACCGTATCTGTCGGAAACATCAGTGCGACTTCAGTTCTTGTGAAAGATGCAAATATCATCATCAAAAAGCTTGCCTAGAAAGGGGTGAGCTTATGATCGAATTTAAAAGCAAAATGGACGTAAGCACGCCAGAAGAGATTTTTTCGGAGATCAATAACCGGTTTATCGGAGCAATTATGATGCATGGACAATTTGCAGATTACTTTGATTTCTTAGGTCTAAGAGGATACAAACATCTGCATGAGTACCAGCATTTAGCAGAAAGCATAGAACGGCGAAAGGTATGCAGATATTACATTAACCACCACAATGCACTCATAAAAGAGGATTTTTCCGGCGAAGTGAATATCATACCGGATGCATGGTACACGGCAAAAAGGTTGTCTGTAGGCAAAAGCACCAAACAGAAAGCGGTAGAAGATGGATTTCTCGAATATCACAACTGGGAATCCGATACAAAATTCGTGTATGAGAAGTACGCACAAAAGCTCAGAGAAACCGGATCTGTAGCAGACGCTATTTTTGTAGAAAAATTGGTGGAAGATGTAAGTGCAGAGCTAAAAACGGTAGAACGGATGATTTCTGATCTGATCTCCGTTGGATACGATATGGTGTACATTACTGAAATTCAGCCGGAAATACAAGAAAAATACAATAAGAAGTTAAAAGGAATTGAGGTGGAATGAGATGGAAGAAGTAAAAAAGATTCTCAAAAACCAGTTGGATAGGGAGAAAGAATCAATAAAGCGTGAGCTTACGCTCTCCAACCTGGATGCAATCTATAAGATCACGGGAACGCTCTGCAATATCCATGAACTTGAATGTGCAGAAATGCCGACAGTACTTTCTGAAGCTTCAGAAAATCTGATTAAGAAGTACAGCAACGGAAAATACGACAAGAATATTGATGAATTATACAACAGATACATTCTTGCAAAAGAAGCATACAAGGAGAACGGAGATCAGGCACACCGTGACAAGGTGATGGAATGTGTTGGAAGATTGATGGTAGAGGTTTATGATATGCTTTCCTCTATGGTCATGGATTCTGATTTCGCGGACGAGAGAAAAGAGATTCAAAAACAGATCAGAAAACTCGCAGATATGTAAAATGTGAGTACTACTTTAAGTACAAAAATGCAATAAAATAAAATAGGGAATCGGGAAAAGATTTTTTCTTCATTGCACCTCATTTCTTTAAGAGACTCGCTAGTGGAAAACTGTATCAAGGAACGGTCGCACGTTCCGGCGAGTTTTGGCGTTATTTGATAACGCCATTTCCTCTCAATGTGATATTGGTATGATTGCTATTTTTCTTTTTGAACCTCCCCCTACGAGAAAAGAAAATGGCGAAGAATATAGCTTAACGGTAAAGCACCCGGACATCCGGGAGAATGGCGGTTCGACTCCGCCTATTCTTTTTTTTGGACAGCCGAGTCCTACAAAACGGAAAACCATTGGTGACTGGTTACGCACCTATAAATAACCTAATAATGGAAGGAGCTTTTGAATGAAAACAGAAGACTTAAAAGAACAGGGTTTGACTGATGAACAGATCCAGTACGTCATGAAAGAGTACGGGAAAGACGTTAAGAAGTTGCAGAAAGACAACGAAACATTAACGGCCGACCGGGACAATTGGAAATCCAAAGCAGAGACAGCGGAAGAAACGTTGAAAGGCTTTGACGGAATCGATCCAGAACAGATTCAGAAAGACCTGAAAGAATGGCAGAAGAAAGCTGAAGACGCTGAAAAAGATTACAAGGAAAAGCTTTACGAACGTGATTTTGCGGATGCTCTTGGCAAGGAATTTGAAACTATTAAATTCTCTAGTGAAGCTGCAAAGAAGCAGATCATGAACGATGTAAAAGCAGCCGGTCTTAAATTGCATGATGGAAAGATTCTCGGACTGAATGATCTGATCGCACAGATGAAAGAATCAGACGCATCAGCGTTCGTTGATGAAAATGCAGATAAAGCGAAAGCTGGGGCTGCCAGATTCACAACTCCAAAAACCGGAGCTGGAGCAGGAACAGGCGGTCATGTATCTATGACAGAGCTTATGCGAATGAAAAACGAAAATCCAAACCTTGATATTTCTTCTTACATTCAGGGCAAAAATGAGTAGATATTTTTTAACCCGGAAAAGTTACGGGTAGAAAGGAAACAACATGGCATTATTTGACCAGAAAAATTTTAATGGCGAGGTTTTTGGTGCGTATGTAGATCAGACCGAGAACCTTAACAGAAATGAACTGTTAAAGTCAGGTGCTATTGTGGAAAAACCGCAGTATGCTTCGCTTCTGCCGGATCAGACAGGTGGAAACTATCTGACCATCCCGATTAAGGCTAGAATCGGCGGAACAGCAAACAACTATGACGGTAACACAAACATTACCGCAGAATCAAGAGAAACTTATACACAGAGCAGAATCGTAGTCGGACGTGCGAACGGATGGACAGAAAAAGACTTTTCTTCCGACATTACAGGCGAAGACTTCTTACCGGCAGCACAGGAAATCGCAGAGTATTGGGATGATGTAGACCAGAAGACGATCCTCGCAATTCTGAAAGGTATTTTCTCCATGACAGGAGCCGGAAACGTGGATTTTGTCACAAAACATACTTACGATGTATCGGACAACGCCACAGAATACGGATTCAAGGAAACCACTCTGAACAACGCAATTCAGAAAGCACTTGGCGATAATAAAGCAAAATTCAGTCTTGCGATTATGCATTCCAAGATCGCTACAGACCTCGAAAATCTGAAACTCATCGCATACATGAAGTATACAGATGCACAGGGAATTGAAAGAGATCTTACGCTCGGCACTCTGAATGGTAGAACTGTCCTTGTGGACGACAATATGCCTACAGAGACAGCGAAAGCGAAGTACGTAAAGGCTAAACAGACTGATAAAGACGCACTGGAAGTCGTTGACACAGGAGCTACAAAAGGACAGGTTAACAAAGCAGATGTTTCTACAGATGTTGCCGGAGCAAAAGCTGGAGACTACGTTGTTCTTCTTCCGGCTGGTGATGTCTATACAACTTACGTATTCGGTGCTGGTGCTATCGAATATACAGATTGCGGTGCTAAAGTACCTTATGAAATGGACAGAAACCCGGAAAAGAACGGTGGAGAAACAACACTGTACTCTCGCCAGAGAAAGTGCTGGTCTCCGGTGGGAATTTCGTTTAAAGACGGAAGTATCATTTCCCCGACAGACGAAGAACTTGAAAAAGGATCAAACTGGCAGCTTGCACAGAACAACAAATCCGGCGCAGAAAAGTATTTCCCAATCAAGGCAATTCCGATTGCCAGAATTAAGACCAGAGGTTAGGAGGAACCGGCATGGCATATACAGATTATGCATTTTACACAAATGAATATTACGGAGATGTTGTGCCGGAAACCGACTTTCCAAAGTATGCAGATCGGGCGAGTGACAGAGTGGATGAAATCACATTTGACCGCCTTGCGGATGGACTTTCGAGCGATTCCAGGGCGAACAAAAAAGTGCAGAAAGCAGTCTGTTCTGTGGCTGAAGCACTCTACCAGATAGACAGCGTCAAAAACGCACTTTTGAACAATCTTGGAACAGTAGAGACCGAAGATGGAAAAGTAACCGGTAAAACGGTATCTTCGGTTACTGCCGGAAGTGAAAGCATTACCTATTCCACTGGAATGAGTGATGCTTCTAAAACAGTCTATGCACAGGCAGCAATGGATAAAAAAGTGGAGAATATTCTGATACGGCAGAGTGCTGGACAGTATTTATACGGAGTTAAAGACGATAAAGGAGAGTACTTATTATATGCTGGTATTTAAATGGCTTAAAATGCTGATGTGCAAACATGAAAAAACAACATATTGCAGAACTTTCCTTGAAAAAATTTCTCCGGGTGAATATAAGACACACCATGTGTGGAAGTGCGAGAAATGCGGGAAAGAAATATATTAAGGAGGGATACCAATGTTCGACAAGACGGTTACAGTATTTAACAAATACGTAAACCAAAAAGACGAAATTTATTGGTATCCCACTGTTATATCTGGATGCCAATTCGTAGACGACAAAGCGGCGAACGTAGCGAAAACAGGACTGGAAAACGCTGATGAAGCAAATTTGCACATCAGGTACACCAATAAAAAAGCCGGTACTGTAGCAGAAACATACTGGAATGATACTAACGGTCATAACATTTTTGATATAGACGGAAAAGCGATTGAATTGATTGCGGATATCGGAAAGACGGTCTACAAAAAAACCGTTAGCGGAAAAGTTTATGTACCGCCGAAAGAATGGAAAGCACAGACCAATGATAAGTTGGCTGAGACTGTTACATTTTCTGACGGTGATTTCTTCATCAAGGGCGAATACTCAGAAGAGATTGTAAAAGATTCTGATTACGCAACACGTGTAGGTGGCGGATTTTATGACTATCTCAACAAGAAGAGAGACAATGTTTTTCTGATAACCAGCGTTGGAACATACACACTGATTCCACATTTTGAGATCGGAGGAAAATAAAATGGCAAAGTCGAAGACATTTCATTTTCCGCATTATCAGATCGTGCAAGGTGACATAAAAGCTGATATCAGTCTTGAACGTTTTGAAAAACAGTTTCAGGACGCACAGTACTGGCTTGATGGACAGGTCTTTCAGAGCATGATTCCGTTTATGCCATACCGAGATGGAAATATGGCACATGTAGCGCAGATTCAAAGCGCATCCTTACAAGGATCTGGAAAAGTGATTGCTGCCGGTCCTCCTTATGGACGGTTCCTATATGAGGGACTTGTGATGGTAGATCCAGAAACAATGTCGCCGTTCGCGAGAAAGGACGCAAAGAAAGTTGTAACAGACAGACCGCTGCAATTCTCTAAGATCACGAATCCAGATGCAACGGATCACTGGTTCGATGCGGCAAAGGAGAAAGACGGGAAAGCATGGGTGAAAGGAGTGAAACGCATTGCCGGAGGAAAAAAGTAAAGTTAAATACGATGTTGATGGCTATAAGGTTGTAACTTCTGCAATTATGGATCTTCTCAATAGCTATCCCGGACTCTTGCCGGATGAAAAAATAAAATTCTCCACAGTAGAAAAGGATTCCGGTATCACATGCTATCCGGTGAGTGGGGCAGTGATCGTACTGGAAAAGAAATATGTAACTGGCACAGTAGACCAGCTCTGCAACTATCCTTTTTACATTCTGTATCGCACGGCGATAGATGCCGGAAATGTAAAAGCAGACATTAAAGAGTTCCTTGACGGACTTGGAAAATGGCTAGAAAAACAGCCTGTTACGATTGACGGAAAGACTTACACCCTCGAAGAATATCCAGAGCTTACAGAGGGCAGAAAGATTGAAGAAATCAAACGTCTTACGCCGTCATATCTGGATAATGTAAGCGAAAACAATGTACAAGACTGGGTTATAAGCCTGTCACTAAAGTACAGAAATAAGTTTAAAAGAACCAATTAACTGGCTATCGTTTGGAGATAGTCACTGACCGCGAAAAGTTAGCGGTAGAAAGGAATAAACATGGCTAAATTAAATCGTGAAGCTATGGCTCACTTCTTAGATTACAGTTTCAAACTGGCTGCTGAAACAGCAACATGGGAAATTCTTGGTGAAGATATCGAGGATATGTCTGTAGAACTGAATCCAGACACTGAAACGAAGAAAACAATTCTCGGAAAAACAAAAGTTACAGACAACGGCTATGAACCGTCTATGTCTGCTGATCCGTTCTATGCAGATACATCCTCTAAATTATATCCAAAAATTAGAGATATCGCACTGAAACGTTTGAAAGGTGATGAATGTAAAACACTCATGCTTGAAGTTATCGTGGAAGATACGTCAGCTACAAAGCACAGAGCATTTGTTCAGGAAGTGCTTGTAAAACCGCAGTCTTACGGTGGTGATACATCTGGTGTAAATTTCCCGTTTGATGTCACAGAAAATGGAACAAGAACAGAGGGAAGCGTTACGGCAGAATCTCTCAAATCTGGAAATCCGGTATTTACTGCCGGTGAAATCGCTACGCAGTCATTAGAAGGCGAGCGCGCACTTTCGTAATCAGCAAGAAAACAAGGAGGTCTAAATGAGCAACAAATTGGTAAAAAGCAATGTACAGGGAAACAATATCATCATTGATGATGGTGCAAAGACATACAACATCAAGAACAAGCGCGGTCAGATGCTCGGGAAATTCACTTTCCGACCATCTGACACCAATATTATCGACCGATACGAAGAGGTAGCAAAGTTCTACGAAAGTTACCAAATGCCGGAAAAAACAGGAGATTCGGAAAAGGATGTCGAAAATATCCGCAAAGCTGAAAATGATATTGTGGAGAAGATCAGCTATCTTGTTGATGCAGATGCAAAAGAATCGTTCTTCGGAATCCTCGGAGCTTTCACTGTTCTGGAATCAGGAGAGCTTTTTGTAGAAAACGTTCTTTCCTCTATCGCTACTGTGATAGAACGTGAAATGAACGTCCGCACACAGAAAGTAAAAAAGAGAATGAACAAATATGTCGCTAAATACCACAACTAGTGGACACCTGGAAATTACCCACAACCCTTAGAGTCGGAGGGAAAGACTACGAAATCCGTACAGACTACAGAGCCGTTCTGGATATTCTGATCGCAATGAACGATCCCGACATTTACGCCGGAATGAACGAACAGGAAAAGAACGCTGAACAGTCTATGACTATGTTGCAGATTTTGTACTTGGATTTTGACAGCATCCCTCCGCAGCACTGGAAAGAAGCGGCAGAACAGGCTATAGAGTTTATCGACTGTGGTTTTTCTAGCGACAACAAACCAAAGCCGAGATTGATGGACTGGAATCAGGATGCTCCAATCTTAATTCCGGCAGTGAATAAAGTGGCCGGTAAAGACATCCGTGCTGAAAAATATATGCACTGGTGGACGTTTCTCGGGTTGTTCATGGAAATCGGAGAAAGCACTTTTGCGACTGTGGTTGGCTTACGTGATAAAAAGAAGCGTGGGAAAAAGTTGGAGAAGTGGGAACAGGAATTTTACAAAAACAATAAATCCCTTGTGGATTTAAAGGTAAAACAGATCGAACGGAGCGAAGAGGAAAAAGAAGAGCTTCGGGAACTGTTCGGGTTAAAAAAGTAACCGGCTATCACTTGGAGATAGTCGCTGACCGCAGAAAAATAGCGGTAGAAAGGAAAAGTTATGGCTTATGCCGATGGTACTGTCGTTATCGACACAGAAATAGATACTGACGGTATACAAGCCGGAAGTAAGGAAGTAGAAGCAAGACTTAGAAATCTTGCAAGAGAAGTAAATAATATCGGAGCAACCGCAAAAGCAGCACTGAATAAACAGATAGACGCTTTTGCAAAACTGAACAACGAATATGCCGCACAGGAACAGAAAGTTGAGAGTTTGCGGAAAAAGGTTGCAGAATATGGCAGCCAGAAGATTCCAACAGACGAATATAGGGAAATACAGGCGCAGATTGCAGAAGCCACAGCGAAGCAAAATCGATTAACAGAAGCAAGGGACCGATACCTTGCAAATGGTGGGAAAACAAGCTCTAACACTTACAAAAAACAGACCTACGACCTCGAAGAACTTGCCAACACCATAAAATACGCAGAAGGTGAATTAAAGGACCTGGAAGAAACAGGAAAAGCTTTCGCGACCGGAACCGGAACAAAAGAAGCAAAAAAAGACATAGAAAAGCTCGCACAGGCAGAGCAAAAGCTTGCCGATATGAATAATCGGTTAAAAACGTCTTATGACGGAATAACCAGTAAAGCAGAAGAGTACGGAAAAAAAGCAGAAAAAGCAAACAATAGGGCGAAAGTTTCTGCAAAGAAAGCATCGGGAGAATTAGACAAAGTTTCCAGGTCATCCGGCAGAGCCAGAATGGGACTCGGGCGAATGCTTGCTATGTCTCTTATGATGAGCGTTGCATTCCGGGCGCTTTCTGCAATCTTCGGCGGAATCAAGAGTGGATTTGACAACCTTGCGCAGTATTCCGGCACGACAAACCAGAGTATCTCAATGCTGTGGTCAAGCCTTGTCAGGCTTCAGAACGCGTTGGCTACTGCGTTCGCCCCTATTCTCACGGTCGTAGCACCTATCTTAACGAAATTTATAGATATGCTGTCTACCGCGGCAAGCTATGTAAGTATGTTCTTTTCTTTCCTATCTGGAAAGAGTACATACACAAGGGCGATAGCAGTGCAAAAAAATTATGCTGCAAGTCTAGGAGATACGGCATCGGCAGCGAAAGACGCAGCTGACGCTACAGAAGATGCAGCAAAAGCAGCAGAGGACTATCTTTCGCCGTTGGATGATATCAACAAGTTTACCGCAGAAGATACTTCTTCTAAATCGCCGTCTGGTGGAAGTGGCGGATTCGGTGGTGGTGGTGGCACTGGCCCGATGTTTGAAGAAGTTGAGATCACTGACATTCCGGTTCTTGAAAAGCTAAAAGACATTCTTTCACAGATTTTCAAGCCATTCAAACAGGCATGGGAAAAAGAGGGAAAGAAAACAGTTGATGCTGCAAAATACGCTTTCACAGAGCTCGGAAAACTGGCAAAGGATGTCGGCAAGAGCATGTTAGAAGTCTGGACGAATGGAACCGGAACACAGCTTCTTACTACTTCACTTCAGATTGTTCAGGCTATTCTGATTACTGTCGGAAGAATAGCAGAAAGGCTGGACGAAGCATGGAATAAGAACGCTGTCGGAACGGCGATTATACAGGCAATTGCCGATATTTTTCAGTCTGTTCTCGATTTTATAAATAAAATAGCTTGGGCGACTGCTGAATGGGCGGCAAGTATAGATTTTTACCCACTTCTTGATGCAATAAGGAAGTTATTAGAATCTATCAGTCCTCTAATAGAAGCTATCGGAAATTTTGTTTTAAGGATATACAAAAATATAGTCCTTCCGTTCCTTACGTGGTTAATAGAATCAGCTATTCCGACTTTAATTTCTGTCGTAGCTGCGTTCTTTAATTTTATTTCTGAACACCAATGGATTATTGATGTAATTGGTGCGGCACTGATTGGCGCATTTGCAGCATCTGTAATCGTTCCGCTCATTGTATCAATTGTTGGTGCTATTGGAACGATTATTAGTGTCGTTGGTTCGTTGATTGCAATTATTGGATCTAACGGTTTAATCGGAGTGATTGGTACTATTGTATCCGCACTTGGTGGACCGCTTGCAGTAGCGATAGCTGCAACTATAGCAATTCTTGTATTACTTGTAACCCATTGGGATGAAGTCAAGGCTGTTATGGAAAAATTCGGCGCATGGCTGAAAAGTGCATTTCACCACGATTGGACGGAAGAGTTTGGATATCTTGGAGAGTATGTAAATGCTTGGTTTAAGAACATAAAAAACATAGTGGACAATGTTAAAAAAGTATTTGACGGAATCATTACTTTTGTAAAAGGCGTATTTACCGGAAATTGGAGACAGGCATGGGATGGCGTAAAGCAAATATTTGCCGGTGTTTGGGGGACTTTTGCAGCCATTGTAAAAGCACCAATTAACGCCATTATCGGATTTATAAACTCTTTGCTTTATGCAGCGCAGACCATGCAGAATGGTATCGCGTCCGCGCTTAACAGTTTGAATATAGATATTCCTGGATGGTTGCAAAAACTGACCGGTTATTCTTCAATCGGATTTAATGTAGGTTATTGGTCGGCTCCAAGAATCCCATATCTCGCACAGGGAGCCGTTATTCCACCAAATAAAGAGTTTATGGCAGTCCTCGGAGATCAGAAGAACGGTAATAATATCGAAGCACCAGAAAGCCTTATTCGCCGGATTGTAAGAGAAGAAAGTGGAAACGGCAACGGTGGAACCTATAATTTTACGGCACAGATCAATCGTAGAACATTGTTCAAAGAAGTTATAGAAGAAGCTAAAGTGCAAAAAATAGTGACCGGAAGAAATCCGTTCGAGACGGTTTAGGAGGTGTGAAATGGCACAAAAACATTTAAAACTTGGAACGTACACACCGCCGGACCCTGATCAGGACGGATATCAGGTTTCACTTGCAACAACCTCTTCTGATAAGTCTGGAAGAACCATGCGTGGCAATATGAAAAATGCGGTGCTATTCACTATTGAAGCGTACAACCTTAAATGGACAGATATAAAAGCAGAAGACGCAAGCCGTATCCTAAAAGAGGTTATGAACAGAGATGAATTTGATTTTTACCATTTTAACATATACAAAGCACGGTGGGAAACAACAAAATTCTATGCTGCAAATTTTAACGCTCCAATGATGAGCATTGAAGATGGCGAGGAAAAATTGGACGAATTAAGCTTTCAAGTAACAAGCATGAATCCGGTAGTATAAGGAGAGCAACATGAAAAATGTCAGTACATTGTTCAAAAATTGCATAAAGGATGGAACTGCTTTTTATGCTTATGCGGTTGTTACTCTTGCCAATGGTAAACGTCTTACCCTTACATCCGAAAAAGACTTTATGGTAAGTGGCAATAAGTATACAGAACAGGGAGGAAACGATGGATTTCCTCTTGGTTCCGCTGTATCGAAAACGATTACGCTTACCATAGATAATCTGGATGAACGGTATTCTGGATATGATTTTTACTTTGCAAGAATCTCTCTTTATACAGAAGCAGATATTGATTTTTCGCCATTGAAAGACTATTCCGGAGATGACATTTCCTATACGACAGGAGACGTTATTCTTGCAAATGATCCGACTATAGAGAGAATACAAGAGGGAGTATTTACTGTATTAAATCCGGTTAAATTAAGTGATACGATTGAGCTGAACGCCTACGATGATATGTGGAAAACAGACAGAAGCTTTGCTTCTAAACTTACATACCCGGTAACAGCAAGACAGCTACTTGTAGAAGTGTGCTCCGCTTGCGAAATTTCACTTGGAAGTGCTACGTTTGAAAACGAAGATTACATTATCAAAAATGCACCTGAAAATGTAACCGGCAGACAGGTGATCGGATATATCGCACAGATAGCATGTGGAAACGCAGTGATCCGTAATGGAACACTGGTGATAAAAAGCTACGACTTTTCTGCTTTGAACGGAATTACAGATTCAACCAAACCGTCAAATCTTTCCGAAGATGCCGGATACCACATCTTCAAAGACTTCGCATCGGATCCAGACATTGATACAGACAATGTAGTTATTACCGGAGTGTCGACTACTACAGGATCGGGCGACGATGAAAAGACCGTAATATACGGAAATGATACTTACTGCATAAAGATAACCAATCCGCTTATCAAAGGTAATGAAAAAGCTGCGGTTGACTTTATCGGCAAAAAGCTTGTAAATGTCACAATCAGGAAGATCAGCGGTGAATTTATTCCGAACCCAACTGTAGAATTTATGGATCTTGCTTGTGTGGTTGATCGAAAAGACAAGGTATACAGAACATTTGTTACAACCCATGAATTTGAATATCTTGGTGGTTCTACAATAAGCTGTGATATCAATTCGCCAGAGAGACAGGCGGGTGAGTATTACAGTAATGCGTCCGAGATATATCAGACACAAAAAGAATTTGTGAAGAACAAAACAGAGTGGGAAAATGCTGTTGAAAATTTGAATGAAGCTTTAAAAAATGCTTCCGGAATGTACGAGACACAGGTTAAGCAATCGGACGGCAGCTATATATCATATATTCATGATAAAGCAAACCTTAAAGATTCCAAAAATGTCATAAAGGTAACATCTGAAGCTATTGGAATATCGAACGATGGAGGAAAGACATATCCTTATGGGATGACCTTGACTGGTGATCTGATAGCCAGAATTTTGTATACAATTGGACTTAATGCGGATTACATCAATTCGGGATCACTTACCATCAAAGATAAAAACGGCAATATTACCTTCCAAGCCGATACGGCTACAGGAGTTGTAAACATTAAAGCAACATCTTTCAGTGTGGAGGGGAAATCATTGGAAGATATTGCAAAAGAAGAAGTTGGAAGCATACAAGATGATCTGAATAACTTTAAAGACACAGTAAATGGTTCATTTAAAGACGGAGTTATAAGTGAATCAGAAACGAAAGCAATTGAGCAGTCTATGAACGAGTTTGATAAAGACAATGAAATGTTGACGATCTGGTTCAATTCGATTATTGATTCCGTGAGCAATAAAAAAAGCACAGGAAGTAACCTAAAAATAAAAATCAATTCAAAGTCTAACAGCACTTATCTTGATACGCTCGGCTTATATTATAAAAAAGATAATAAGATATATAAGTTTGCGTCCGGTCTTACGGCTGGAGATTTATTGGATACAGATGAAGAATATATTATTCCGTCAACAGACTTATTCGTTAGCTTTAATGCAACAAAAGCGGATGGAAAGTTATATGGATTCTCGATTGATTCTATAGAAACAACAAATAATCCCGCAACGCATTCGACAACTTCTTCGGAAAAACTTCCAGCATTTGAAATTGTTGAAGTTGGCGATCCGGCATTGATTACCACATCACATCCGTATGAAAATATGCAGAGAATATGGCATTATCAGGCGAGGACATTGACAAAGGATTCGTTGACAAACAAAATGACAGCGTATACCAATGCGTATACAGCACTTACCAATGCCATACGAACAGCCATTTCCGATAAAAAGATTACAGATGCAGAAAGAAAAGATATCGAATCAAAAATTGACAGATACAATGTTACATATGCGGACTTAAATTCAGCTTTAAAGCAGGCACAAAAAGATGTTGCCACTTCCGGTACTGTGAATGCAGCAACAGTTTTAAAAATTACAGAAGATGGATTACAGCTAAGAATCACATCAGATCAAGCGGAAAGTTTGATTGAAGCGAAAGCTGATTTGATCAGACTGAAAGCTGATAAAATTGCATGGGAATCCAAATATTCTAGCATGAGTGAAGCTGGAAATCTAAAATGCACATCGGCAGAATTGGAAGGGACTCTAAAATGTGGAACAAGCACGGGATATTGGATGAAGATGTCTAACGAAGGGAAAATGATTGGTGGTAGAGGTTCTGCGGAATACGGATATATAGATTACTCCGCTTCTACATACAACATGGTAACCGGAAACACTGACCGCGGAATCCAAATAAAAGGTGGATGCTTACGAATAACAGCGAGCGACATTTCCACCCGAAGCACAACAGATGTGCATTTAACAACTTATATAGGAGCGACTGGAAATCTTAAATATGTTTCAGAAGTACATGACGCGGGAGGCGGTAGTATTGGATGGACAGAAACAACGATACAGGTGGAAAACGGACTTATTGTTTCAGAATTAAACTAATTGCAAAGGAGGTGAAAATGTATGGATCTCGGTGAGACGATGCAAACACTTAAAAGACTTATATACCAATATGCAAAAAAAGAATTGGTAAAATCTGAAACCCCGCTTTCGTTGCAAACAATAATCGTGGATTCAGTTGCGGCGGAATTTAAGAACGAAGCATATCAAGAGAGCTTATTTCGTAAAACTTTAAAGCTGCCAGAAAACGAGGGACATACAGGAACTGTTGAGGAATTAAAGGATGCACTTAAAAAGACGGGAGTAAAGGAAAAATGAAAGGTTATATAGCAAAAAAAGACGGAACAGCGAAGTTTTTATCTAAGGATGCGCAGATGGATTCTGCACTCGAAAGAGGGTGCACTATTGAGCGCGTAGAGGATGATGGCACGGAAACTGTGATTGCTACGCCAGAAGATGGATTTATTGGAGAAAGACCGGAACTCGAAAAAAAAGGAACAATAGAAAACCCGTATGCAAAGGCGATGCAAGCAATGTTAATGGAAGAAGGTGTGGCAGATGGCAAAGTGGACTGATTACGCGGAAAAAGAAGGAATCGCTGATAATGACGAAATCATTATCCTTGATAAAGAAACAAACACAAATAAGAGATCAATTGTATCCAATATCGTAAACGTAGTAGTAGAAAAGATTGCTTCCCATAAATTTAGTGGACTGAATACGGCTGATAAAACGCTTGTTGGTGCGATTAACGAAGTGGATGCCAAAAACACCGAACAGGATGAAAAGATTTCCGCCTTAGAGTCTGACATCAAAGAAGCCGGAACCAAAAACACCGCACAGGACGAAAAGATTTCCACCTTAGAGTCTGACATCAGTGAAGCCAGTACGAAAAATACCGAACAGGATGCAAAGATTTCCACATTAGAATCCAGAGCAAACGAATCAGACACGAAAAATACTGAACAGGATGAAAGACTTGAAGCGGTAGAAAACGAACTATCTACCTTTCTTAAAAAGACAGATGTGGACAGTACACTTTCGGTATCTGGTTCACCGGCAGATGCAAAAGCTGTAGGTGATGCTCTCGAAAAGGATAAAGAAGCCATAGCAGCCAATCAGGAACAGATTGCGACCAATGAAAAGGATATTGGTTCACTAAAGGAAGATTTAGATAACAAAATAGAACACGTTGGCGGATATAAAGAATATGATATTGGAACTCCAAGCGTTGGAACATATTGGAACAAAACTGCTAAAAAACAGCTTGAATCCGAAACATATCAATCGTTCAATCCAATTTCACTAAAGGCTGGAACATATCATTATGAAAATATGAGTGGCTCTTTTACTTTTTACGAAGATACTGACGGAAAGTGGATACCGATTGGTAAATATTCAGCGTCAGGTAACGGCGATGTAGTAATCACTAATGATACTACGATGTATATCACTGAAATGCAGAAATCTGGTGTATTTGTTGGTGCAAAATTATATTCTGGTGACATTACACAGAAAGAATCTAACTGGTTCAAAAATCCAAAATATGACATTGACAATATCAATAACACTTTGGAAAGTTTAAGTGATTCTGTAAATGATATAAAAAGTATAGATGGTTCTGTAATAAAAGAATATTGCATATATGTCTCAACCACAGGCTCAGATACGAGTGGTGATGGTTCGGAAGAAAAACCATTTGCTACTATTTACCATGCGAACGAAACGATTACCGATAATTCCTACGCAAAAAGATACAGAATTATCGTATTACCGGGAACATACACAGATTTACAAGACAAATACGCAGGTATAGCACAGACAAGCAAATATCAAGGTGTTATTACAAAACCTTGGGTTACTTACGAATCAAAGAGTGGAAATCCAGAAGATACCATTATCGAATGGAATGGCTCAACAGGATTAGAAAATCCTATCAGAAGTGACATTGTTGAAAAATGTGCTTTTCATATCGTTTCATTACCAAGGACATTTACAGCCATTAAAGGATTTACAATAAAAAGTAAAAACACAAGATATGCTATGCATTGTGAGAGTAGTAGTAGGGGAATACAAGGTGAGTGGCTTATTGAGAATTGTATATTCGATTGGGGCGGATGTCCTGATATAAGTGATGATACAGGGAGATTTCCTGCAATAGGAATTGGTATGAGTCCTTGCGAAAAAGGTACGATTAAATTTTGCAAAATCGTTACGACTACCGTCGAAACAATGCTTGTACATGACGGAAAAAACAAGGACGGAAATAGTGCTGTTATATTAGGCGCAGAACTGAATTTTATAAAATGTGATTTGGGAACTGGAAGGTTACAATTTCAGAGCATTTATCCGAAGTCTGGCGAAATTAACGCAAAAACAAATAACGTTTGTAACTTGATAAGTTGCACACAAATAAACAACCTTTATAGTTATATTTCATCGCTTAATTCAGATGACGAAATGGTATGGATAGTTTATGGAAAAGACTGTGACTTTGCGAGTTATGGTAATATGAGTGACTATGTTTATAAAATCGGAACTGCAAATAATGTATCTAACTAAGCTAAAGAAAGCTAATCTTTAAAAATAAGAAAACAGACTGACGGAAAAGGAATATTCAGAGCTTATGAATATTCCTTATGAGGAAGTAGGAGAGGATGAAAATATTGCGGAAAACGAATAATTTTTACAATAGCAAGGGAAAGAAATGTGTTTTTTAATGATTCTTGCTAAAAAATCGAAAAAAAATTAAGTAAAATCATTAAAAAACGTTATATTGCTCGTTTCTGGGTGTGGTATAATAGGTGCAACAAATCATTAAACATCTTAGAATCACACTTAGGAGGGGTATTATGAACGAAACGGTAATGATTTTGAGAAAATGCCATGTAAATTCTAGGTATAAAGGATACCATTATATCCAAGATGCGGTAGAAATCGTGGCTGCCAAAAATGAAGAAAGTGAAAATGTTCGCATGATGAAAGACGTATATCCAGTTATTGCTGAAAAATACGGAACGTCACCGGCGAACATCGAAGCAGCTATCCGAAGCGCCGTTGAAAAATGTTGGAAAAGCAACCGGGAATATGTGCAAGAGATTCTAGGTTATAGTACAACGAAATGTCCGAGTAATTCAGAATTTCTCGATGCACTTATTTTCTATCAAAAATTCGTGGAATAAGAAAGCTCCCCGGACAATGGGGAGTAGATTCTACACTTCCAATATTTCAATCGGGTTTTCCTCGTCATATAGCAAATCTTCAGGATTACCTAAGAGCTTGTAAATAAGCACAACCTCTTTTAAGTGCGGATCCGTAGCAAAAATCATTATCGTCTTTCTCCGCTCGTCCACTATCTGGAACGAGTCCGTTAAGTATTCAACGCCCTTTATTGCAAAATTTCCACCCATTGTTTTTACCACCTTTTTACTCGATAATACTCTATTAGTATGTAACATGTAAACACACATTATAGAAAGGAATTTTTCTATGGAACAGATTATGAATTATGTAAAACCAGAGCTTGTTGTTGTAGCGATCGCACTGTATTTTATCGGAGTCTGCTTAAAAGAAGCGCAGACCGTAGCGAACAAATACATCCCGGCAATCCTTGGAGTGATCGGTATCGTGATCTGCGGTATCTACGTGGTGGCTACTTGCGACCTTAAAGGTACACAAAATATTGCAATGGCTATTTTTACGGCAATTGTACAAGGGATTTTAGTCGCCGGACTAAGCAATTATGCCAACCAGTTAATCAAGCAGATGAATAAGGACGAATAGACAGACGAAGCTATTTGTTTGACCGTCAAAAGTTAGCGGTAGAAAGGAAATGTTATGTCATTAAACGGAATTGATATTGCAAGTTATCAGACAGGAATTGACCTCAGTGTAGTACCATGCGATTTTGTGATTGTAAAAGCCACAGAGGGAACAGGCTACGTGAACCCGGATTTCACAAGAGCTTACGCACAGGCTAAGAACGCCGGAAAGTGTCTCGGTATCTACCATTATGCGACTGGTGGAGATTACCAGAAAGAAGCAGATTACTTCCTTGATAGAATTGGAAAACGTGTAGGCGAAGCAATTCTCTGTCTTGACTGGGAGGGGAAGAGCAACCCGGCATTCGGTAGCTCGGATTTTGCATGGTGCAAGAGCTGGCTTGACTAT